CCAAATCAGAGCCTCTTTAGATGACGCCGTGGACTCGGCCTACGAAAGATACAGGGAACGTTGTGTTGGATAGATCCCAATTTATCGGCGGCTCAGATGCCGCGGCAGTCGTGGGCATGTCCCGGTGGTCGACACCCCTTCACGTGTGGGCAGAAAAAACGGGCCAGATTGAAACCCATCAGTTAGACAGCGAAGCAGCCGAGCTCGGCACCTATCTTGAAGAGTACGTTGCCCGCCGGTTCACCAAAGAAACCGGCAAGAAGGTCCACCGGGTTAATGAGACGCGCTTCCATCCCAAGTACCCGTTCCTGGGCGCTAACATCGATCGCCGCGTAGTAGGCGAAGAAGCGATCCTTGAGTGCAAAACGACCAGCGCATGGAAGGCCAAGGAATGGGACGGCGAAGAAATCCCCCACGAATACATCATTCAGGTGACGCATTACTTGGCGGTGACGGGTGCCAAGAAAGCCTATATCGCAGTCCTCATCGGCAACCAAGATTTCAAATGGAAGACGATCGAGCGCGACGAGAAGCTCATCCAAAATATCATCAGCCGCGAGGTGGAGTTTTGGAATAAGTTTGTCGTTCCGAAGGTCATGCCAACCACCGTTTCCAAGAACGACTCTGACACCCTCTATCAGCTCTTCCCCGTGGCAAGTCCCGAATCCACTGTCGACCTCGGAGACGAAGGTGCCAGGCTTATTGAATCGCGCAACGCTCTCTACCAGGACGCTATTACTTTAGAGGGTCACATCGCCGAGGTTGAGAACTCGCTCAAAGCCATGATCAAAGACAACGAGTCTGGCATGGCCGGCAAATGGAAAGTGTATTGGCAGAACCAATCACAGACCCGCCTCGACACTAAGCGCATCAAGCTCGAAATCCCAGAAATTTATTCGAAGTATGGAACGGTTTCCAAGTTCCGAAAGCTGGTTGTAAGAGAGGAATCCACCAATGGCAAACGTTGAGGCCGTAAAGAACGCCGTAGCAGAGCAGAGTAAACCCAAGACACTTCAATCGATGATCCAAGACTCCATCAAGGAGCTTGGTCGAGCACTCCCGGAAGGTATGCGCCCAGAACGCTTGGCGCGTATTGCGTTGACAGCCATCCGGTTAAATCCAGAACTCACCCGTTGCACCCCGGAGTCCTTCCTGGGAAGCCTGTTTGTCCTTGCCCAGATGGGGCTCGAGCCCATCGCCGGCCGATCGTATTTGTTGCCGTACAACAACAAGCGGAAGGTGGGAAACGACTGGGTTCAGGTGAAAGAAGTCCAGGCTGTGATCGGATATAAGGGCTACGTTGAGCTCTTCTACCGTCACGAGTCCGCTCTTTCTGTGGACATGCAGACGGTCCATGAGAATGATGACTTCTCCTACCAGTACGGGACTGATAGTTTTCTCCACCACAAGCCAGCCTTGAAAGATCGCGGGAACGTCATTGGATTCTACGCAGTCGCCAAGATGAAGGGCGGGGCCTCCATCTTTCGCTTCATGTCCAAAGATGACGCGCTAGACCACGGGAAAAAGCACTCCAAGACATGGGACGGAAACAAGTTCTCAGACTACTCTCCATGGAAGAAAGAACCGGACGCCATGTGCATGAAAACGGTTCTCCTGCAACTCGCCAAGCTTTTGCCGCTTTCTGTTGAACTCCAGCGCGCGATCGAGGTGGACGAATCGAGCCGCGACTTCCGCAAGGGAATCGAGGATGCGATGGATCTTCCGGTCACAACGAACTGGCAGGACTCTACAGAGACGCAGGCCGAGGCCAAGCTTGCGGGTAAATCGAGTGAAGACATTCCGTTTGGAGAGTAATTAAAAAAGGAGGGGGGAACGTTGTTTGCCAAGCTTAAATCTAGACCTTAATTATTTTGATCATCCCAAAACACTGCGTCTAGTGGGCCGCCTTGGCCCAGGATCCGACGTATTACCCATCCGATTATGGTCGTTTGTGGGGCGTCATCATCCAACCACTGGACGCTTAGCAATGCTTGAAGCAGAGCTTGAGCATGTATGTGGTTGGTGGGGTGATAAAGGCGCAATGGTACGCGCAATGGTCGACATCGGGTTCATTAAAGAAAATGGTTCCTTTTTTGAGGTAAACGACTGGTTTGAGCATAGTGGTCATCTTGCCGCTTATAAAAAACGTGCTGTAATTGCGGCAAAAAAGAGATGGGGAATTAAGCATGCTAGAAGCAATGCTAGAAGCATAACTAGCAATGCTGTAAGCAATGCCCCTGCTGTACTAAGCAGTACGTTACTAAGCAATACAAAAGAAGAAAGAAGACGTTCACCTCCTTTTCAAAAGCCTTCAGTTCAGGAAATCGAAACCTACATCAAAAGCAAATCCTACAGCAGTGTAAACGCACAACAGTTCTTCGATCACTACGAATCAAATGGATGGCGGGTAGGTAGAAACCCCATGCGCGATTGGCAGGCAGCCGTTCGTACATGGGCAAGAAATGAATACGGAGGAATAAAAAATGGCGGGAATGAACCCAATGGTCGCAAGAGCATCTTTGGCTTACCAAATAAAAAAAGCGGGTCGATCCGATATTCTGGCGCGGATACGGAATTACGAAAAGTCCCATCTTCCGCAGGGGAGATACTTGCAGGGATCCGAAATAGCCACGCTACTACACCGGATGGAATCAAAGAACGGACCAATAAAGATTGAAATTGCCAACCCCACAGACGATGACATCGCCATGATGGAGTCCTATTGGCAACGCTTTGAGCGCGAGCACATCTGGCCTGGAGAGCGATTTGAAGAAGAACATCCAGAAGTCGTGGCCAAATCAAAAGCCGAACAGATCCACGACTGGGAAGACTGGTTCTGTGAACGAATGTTACTTACGAACGCGGCCTGATGATCATTGGTTTTGTGGCCTTCGGAATTTTCGTCTTTATCTGTGGATTTATCCTCGGTCATTTCTGCGGGTTTTGCGTAGGTTTAGAGCATCAGAGAAAGGGATCAAGCAATGCCTGACTTAATACAAGTACGAAAGAAGCTAGAGTCTTTAGCGAGTACGCTTTCGGGACGAGATGGTTTTCATGCGGGACTCTCAAGCAATCACAACGCGGTAGAACTCGAGTTTGGCCAAGCGCTTTATGGGGCCATCATTCACAACAAATCGGTTTCCGTCGTTGAGTTGGGTACCGGCGCCGGCTACAGCACAACCTGGATGCTCCTTGCTCTTGAGAAAAACGAGAACGGGTATCTCTGGAGCTTGGATCCCTCCGTCCCTCAACCGCCTGTCTGGGAAACAGTGGGATGTCCTACAGGCCGGCTCATTTATATCAACGAAGTTCTCGAAGACGGATACGACCAACTCCCCAAACGAATCGATCTTCTCTTCCATGACGCGAGTCATGACTTTGCCACCATCATTAAAGATTTAGAACTCCTGATTCCACGCATTTCCAAAGACGGTCACATCGTTGTTCACGACGTCAATTACAACCGCCGCATGGGGGACGCGCTCCAGGAATGGTTTGAGCAAAAGTCCGATGAGTGGACCTACCAAGAAATTTCAAGCGGGTGCGGTATTGGAATTGCCAAGCGGATTGCAGTTCCCGTCGTGCTCGAGAAACCAAAAATCAAACAACGGAGGGTCAAAAGTGGCCGACAGAATTGAGGGGGTCGTGAAGTGGTTTAACGACGGGCGTGGGTACGGATTCATTGAAGCGAACAGCGTTCTTTATTTTGCGCATTACCAAGAAATCATCGGAGAAGGGCACAGAACGCTTCTCCCATATCAGAGAGTGGAGTTCGTTCCGTTTGAAAATGCGAAGGGTCCACGGGCCAGGGACATCAAGATCGTGGCGGCAAGCGAGGCCGAACAAAAATTCGGAACCTGATTTCATTGTCATTTAGATGCAAAGCGAAATGACCCCCTTGAAATTTAGCTGCTAACATGGTAGCATAGCATGGTGAGGGAGGAACCCATGACTAAATCACTTGAAGAGCGGAAGGCTGAGATTGTCCAGGAGTTCATGGCCATCATGAAGCAGTGGGACGCTCAGGTTGAGGTGCATAATCCGGGACCCGATGACATTGCGCGACTGGGTTTCCTGCGCTTGAAAATCGATGGCTATATCTTGGCGCTGCAACGCATTGAAAACGAAGAAAAGATGGGAGCAAGTCATGAGCGCTCCTAAGAAGGTCCATGAAAACATCTGCGCAGATCTTTGCGGGCTCCGGTACCGGCATACGGTTGAGGAGCACGAGGCCAAGCCCAAGGATCCGAGCGATCGCAAGATTCATATGCAGCCGGTCTGCGACGATAAACTCTCTGGCGAGAAGCTGGCTTGGACCTTCAAGCCTGAGTGGAAGCGGAAGTTCGTTGATAACTTTACCGATTTTGGCGCAATGGAAGAATGGAAGATCGTTCCAGGAGTGGTTGTCGAGTGTCAGGGCTCGCATCATCTAATCATTGAGACCACGATTCCAGGAAGCGAAACGAAAGAAAAAGTAGTGAAATGTCGCAAATGTCGGTATACGTATCGACATAAGGGAATATGAAACTCTATATCCTTCTTGCGGCCGTCTTCCTCTTCGCGGGTTGCCAAAAACGGGGAAGCATTGGTCTGAGCAGCACCGCTTCCAGTGGCGGGGCCTGTCTCTTTGACGGACAATCAAACGCGGCCCAAATGGATATGGAGTACGTGCGAAAGACGCTCGGTTGCCAAACGGTGAATATCGCTGTTGGAGATACATCACTTGCCCAACACATTAAGGGCGGCGAGTTTTACGCGAACCTCATTGCCACGCTCAAGCAGCTCATGAAGAGAGGCCCCGTGATCTACGTCTTTTACCAGGGCGAATGGGAAGGCAAGAACGCCATAGGGCACGACACATGGAACCAAAGGTTCACGGAACACATTCAAAATATACGCACCGAATCAGGCCTGACATCAATGCCCGTCTACTTCTTCCGGATCAACGAGCATCGTTACGACCAATACCCCGCTTATGCGTGGGAAAAGGTGCGAGACGAGCAAGACGGGGTTCATGTCCAAAGCACAACCATGATCTCATCGGACGGCTGTGAGCTGTCGCATGACGAGCTTCATTACACCACGGACGGCTATCACTGCCTCACGGACCGCCTGGCGTCCGAGATCAGAGGAGAATGAGATGAAAGCTCGAACGGTCTGCCGCCACGACAATAAACTAGAAGATGGCAAATGTCCTGTTTGCCTGGTTCCCAGAGAGCAACAGCATACTCCGACGCCGTGGTATTCAAAAGAAGACGGCGAAGAAGTGAACAGAACCCATTGGGTTCCATTTCAATCTCTTTGGTTTCAAGACGAAAAGATCGGTGAAATTAAAGACCAAGCCAACGCCGCCTTCATCACCCGCGCTGTCAATAACTATGACGAGCATGTGGCCCTCTTGAAGAAATCCCAAGAGTTAATGACTGAAAAAGAATGGGTTGTGTGGGACAAGGCAGTTAGAGATGCAATCGCCAAAGCGGGGTCCAAATGATCAGCGCAATCAACATTCTCAACATGATCCGCCAGGAAAAATCATTTTGGGCGGCTGCGAGCGACGATCCCAAGGTCGTTTGGTATGTGAAGGGTCTCGAATTTGCGCGGAAGGTTGTCGTGAAGGAACACTCCCGGTGCAAGTCCATACCCTCCATGTCCTACCAGGCATGGCGGCCGGGCAAGATACGCCAGTCTATCCAGTTCGCCATCCGACTTATTTACGCGGGGAGCAAAAAGCAGGCGATTCGAGTGCTCACCAAGATCTTGGTCAAAGGACAGGTGAAGTGAGAACTGCTATCATGGTGGCACGAGGAGGTGCACCCATGGGCAAAACGTTGTCCCCAAAGTGTCATTGTTTGAGATGTGACTTTGATTGGTATTCGAGAAAGGTCTTAGAGCTCGGCAAGTTACCAAAGCGGTGTCCCAATTGCCTTTCCCCCTATTGGAACAAGCCCTATGTTCGAGAACCTGAAAGGAGCAAGCAAAAGGAATAAGTCGGGCGTTATCAGTATTTCGTTTGGAGAACATGAGACTGTGGCATAAATTTCATGCAAAACCGACGGAAGTAGACGGCATAAGATTCGCTTCAAAAAAAGAAGCTCGCTACTACGAGCAGTTGCTTATTGCTCGGAAGTCTGGCGAGCTCCTTTTTTTTCTGCGCCAAGTCCCATTTCACCTACCAGGCGGTGTCCGCTTTGTCGTTGATTTTGCCGAGTTTTGGAAGTCTGGCGAAGTGCGTTTCGTAGATACCAAAGGATTTAAGACTGAATCGTACCGTGCCAAGAAAAGAATGGTTGAGGCTTTGTACCCCATGACCATCATGGAGAGCTGAAAGGAATGGCTTAAATGAGCAGAATCGAAATGGCAAATTCAGTCGATGGCAAGATGATTACTGTTTGGATTTCAGATCAACTCATTGAGGGTTCTATGACGGTGGCAGTTGAATTGGCAAAGAAAGACATAGCCAAGATGATTTGGGAAGAAAACAAAACTCAGATCATGGCGAAGATGGATCTAACAGGGTTAGCCAACTTGATCGCTATTCATGCTTCCGATGCTTTGAAGGAAAAGAAATGACTTTGACTCTCCCTGTGGAACACTGCACGAATCAGAATACACAGGGAGAGTTTCTGTTTTAGAAAAAGGAGAGTTATGAAAATATTGGCGTGGACTCTGCTTGTTTTTCTTGCGTTGAACGTTATTTTAGGACCACTTAATTTTGGACAACCACGCGAGCCCGAGACTTACAAAACATGGCTTGGTAGCTGGCTTGGTGTCGTATTAATGCTGCCGCTCATTGGAAGAATTCTGGGTTGGTGGTAAACAAAAAGGAGCCTTACATGAAATACCTACTGTTGCTTCTGCTTGCCGGTCCCGTTGTTGCCGCATGTCCGAACGGTTGTGAAGAGCACGAGGGCGTTTGTGCCTGTGACATTCAGCCATTCAAAGCCGATCCCGTTGATGTGGCAAGCGATGAGGCGCCACGAAAAGAGCAGCAGCGCCAATGGGAAACCGGTGACGTGAAAGCGGACATGCCTCAGAGCCTCATTGCCAGTGACCAGAAACTTGAGCAGGAAAAGGCGGATGCGATCGCGGAAGGTAAACAAGCTGCTGGAATACCACAAGGAGAAATGAAATGAACACAGTCATGATCTTGAAAGTCGTTGGGATTGTCTTGATTTGCGTTGGGATCCATTTTGGAATAAGCGGTCTCTTGCCTCTGATTGTCTTTGGGGCTGGACTTGGATTTTTGTTTTTGCCTTAAAAATCCATAGCGATCACGACAATTTGCGCTCGGTGGCAGGGATCCGATGTTGGAGCGATCCTAAACACGGATGGCGATCCGGCCCGGGCGCATAATTTTAGAGGAGAAGAAATGATTGAGATTGGGCCGAATTTACTCGAACTCATAAAGACCATAGTCATTGTTGTCGGAGCACTATTAGTGTTCTTCATTTTCATGAGCAATTTATGAGTGCTCGAGAGGAGAAGATTGCGGAAGAGGTATTCAGTATTTGCATGACTGAATTCTCGACAGATCTGATCCATGAAAAAGCCATGTGCAAGGTTGTAAGGGAGCAGATTGCTAAAGTTCTTGAGGGGTATGCCGAGGAGGTGCGGAACACTACGCATTGCAAGGTGCGTTGCGGATGTTTCGCTTATGAACAAGCCATTAAAGAAGGCGAAGCTAAAGGCTACATCCAGGGACATTTTGCAGGATCGAATGCTGAAAGGGACAAGGCGTATATGGGAGAAGTTCGAAACATTGCCCTTGAGGAAGCAGCGAAGATTGCAGAAGAGGGGCCCGGTCCTGCTGGAGTCGTTCATTGTGATGGGGATGTGCGAGATCCAGGAGTTGTTGTGAGCGGATTCCAGAAATGGATTGCAGATAGAATCCGTTCACTAAAGTCGGAGGCGAAGAAATGAAATTCAGGAAGAAACCAGTTGTGATCGAAGCAATGCAATTTTTCATAAACACGCTTGATGGGTGGCCGCTAGGTGTATACAAAGACGGAGACAAGCACTGCATCGATACGTTGGAAGGACCCTTAAACGTATCCGAAGGCGACTGGATCATCACGGGAGTGAAAGGCGAAAAGTATCCGTGCAAGCCAGATATCTTTGAAGCGACCTACGAGCGGGTCGAATGACTCCATTTACAGACGACGAGCTTGCCGAGTTAAAAATATATGTCCAATCTCCGGCAGCCTTTTTCAATGGGATGGACAAACTCCAAAGACTGAGTACTCGCTTGGAAGCGGCGGAGAATTGGGCATTCACTTTGAAAAGAAAAGAATCTGCAAATCATCCTGAGTCCATGATGGCAGAGGACACATGGCGAAAGGCTGCGGGGAAATGAGCGCAACTTGGGATTGTCTAAGACACGGTAATTACTCAATCATAGGCGAGTGCCTTGGTTGTTTAGACGAGAAAAGAATTCATTCTGAATGTGAGTCTGAGCTATCGACTCTGCGTTCTGAGAACTTTCTCTTGAAGGAAAGGCTCTCCAACGCAGAAATGTTCATCGTTCATGACACCAATAAAATTGCGAAGCTCGAGGCTGTCGCGGAGGCGGCGAAGAATCATTTCTGCAGTGCCAGGGACGGATATCCTGATCCAGACGATGAGCTAAAAAAAGCGCTGGCAAGGCTTGAGGAGAAATGACAAATGTTATCAAGGGAAATGGTTGAAATGGCTACGAATAACGCGCTTAAAGATAGAGCCAAAGCTCTCGCCGTAATCACCACAGCCGACAAGGTTATCGCATTCAAAATGTTTCACGATTTCGGTTTGTCCTCTACCGAAGAAGATTTAAGGAAAGCTCTTGTTGCAATCGGTTGCACGTATCCGTCCATCTGATAATGAAATTTTAATGAATAACCAAGAAATCAATGAGGCCGTGGCGGCGAAGTTGGGGTGGAAGGCAGTAAAAATAAAACAAATGCTTCCAGAAAGAGAAGAAACGCGGTGGATGGATCCTTCCGGAGTTGTCCAGCCTTGGGGAAAATGTCACGACTACTCCACTTCTATCGAAGCAGCTTGGGAGATTGTGAATTCACTAAAGGATCACGGCTTTACTTTGAGAAAAGCTGACCCGCTAGTGAGATGGTATTGCTCAATATTCGATTGGGTTACTCCAGGGGCGCTTAACGTTGAAGAAGAAGCCGAAACAGCGCCTCTTGCAATTTGCATGGCTTTCCTCAAGCTGCCATGATGGAATGGTGGCAATTCTTCTTGATTATCGGACTGCTCATCGCAATCCTACTTAAATGATCATCAAACGATGCAAATACTGCCAATTGACAGAAGAACAATGCGAAGTCCTTACTCTCTGTCCGTATTCGCCATTTGGCAACCATAAAGTGGAGGAAAAATGATTTGGATCTTAATCATCTACGCAAATGCTCTTTCGCCGGCCATAGAACAATTCGCATCTGAGGAGACGTGCAACAAGGTTTTATACACGTGGGTGAAAGACGGGCCGCACGGCGCCAAGGGAATGTGTATTCAGGTGGATAAGAAGTGAGAGAGATCAAATTTCGCGCATGGGACAAAAAGGCAAAAGCTATGCGTGTCGTTTGGGATATTGGCTGGAAAGGTTGGGATTACCCAGACGAATCCATCAATTACGTCAAAGTCGAAGGTGATGGAACGTATGAGCTTTTGGAATCAGAAGTCGAGCTCATGCAGTTCACAGGCCAAAAGGACAAGAACGGAAAGGAAATTTACGAAGGCGATATTCTTGGTTTCGACAACGCAAGGACAAAAAACTCCCAAGGAGAATATGGAAGAGTCGAGGTTCGGTTTGGAGAATACGATGATTCTGAAATTGAGTATGGGAGTCCCGGAATTGGTTGGTATGTTGTCGGGTTCCACGGGTATTTGCGGTTGGATGGCGACAACGACAAATATTATATAGGGCAAAATGGCGAACAAGAGTGGAGTTTGGAGAGATGCACCCAGTGGGAAGTCATCGGTAACATCCACGAAAACCCGGAGTTTCTCGAAGAGAAGAAATGAGAAAGTATTTAACTCCGCTATTTTACCTGCTCTGTGGTTTCGCAGGATTTTATTGTGGTTTTACTTCAGGAAAAAATAAAAATCCGGCCGTTTATAGGTTGGCCCCGGAACTAGAAGCCAAGATGTGGGAAGATTCTCGATCCATTAGGGCATGGATTGACGATTTGAATGGCGCCAAAGTCGGCCACATAAGAATTATTGGAAATGCTGTTTGGAAGAAAGAACGATTTTTGGAATAAATTTACCCTAGGCCCTGGGAGGCAGGGGCGGTAAGTTCGGGTTGCCAGCCGCGCAAGCGGTGACCGTGACGTAAGATGGTTCTTAATTGGCAGCTATGGGTAGTGGGTTGGGGAACCCCACCGGGGTAAAATTTCAGTAGAATACGCCATGCGATTATTCCTCATGGCGGTGCTGTTGGTTTCAGGGTGTGCCCACAGGATTGAATACAGACCTACCACAGAACGTGGCGAGGACTGCAAGCATGAATGCCAGATCGCTGATTCTCATTGCATGAATTCCCCCCGAAGATGCCGTGAAGCAGCCAATAGGTGTTTGCAGGGGTGCATGGAGATGTATAAATAGCCAGTCTCCTTGACTTTTGATTCGAAGTAACGCATACTTTTAAAAGTTTCGCCTGCCAGATTGACTGTCTGACTGACTTAAAAACTCAGGGAGGCAGTCCAAATCAAAAACGGGAATAAACCAAAGAAAACGGGTTACAAGGGTGGAGGCCCTCGATTCGGAATCGAGAAGCCGGCCATCCCTGGTCCTGGCAGACCTCCTCTCCCTCCAGAAGAAAAAGAAAGACGTAAAATCCTCAGACAAAAGCTTGAAGAGATCGCGCCGGACGCCATCAAAGTGGTTGGCCAGATCATGGTCGATCCCAATGCAGAGGATAAAGACAAGCTAAGAGCCGCAGAGATCGCTTTATCGCACACTGTTCCTAAGCTGGAGGAGGTGAGCGAATCTGATAACCCCTTCTCAAACATCCATCCAGCCCAACTCCCCGGACTTCTCCAGCATCTCGACAGAGAGCTTGCAACGCGCCAGAACGGCCATGCAAACGGCAATGGAGAGGGCGCGTGAGATCTACGCCTGCGTGTACTACGAGCCTAACGGCGCGCAAGAGAACTTCATCAACCTTGTGGGGAAGAAGACGCCATACATTGGTATTTTCTCGGCGGCTAACGGTATTGGAAAGACCACGGCGATTGCCAACATCCTGGCAAACATATTTTGGGGGCCACAGAACCGCTTCTTTGAATACCCAGTATTTAAGACTTGGCCGTATCCGAAGCGCCTTAGATTCGTTACTAACCCAAATCTGCTTGGCGAAGACGGTCCGCTCCACACCGAAATCAAGAAATGGTGGCCTCAAGGCAAATACACCTGTTCTAAAGCTGGCAAGACATACTATTCGAAGTATCGGGCCAACGGTTTCCTCCTCGAAGTTATGTCTTACGACCAGGCGCTCACCGAGTTTGAAGGCAAAACTCTCGGTGCCGTGCTTTTCGATGAGCCACCAATGAGAGCGATCTATAACGCCTGCATCTCGCGGTTGCGTATGGGAGGCGTCTGCATGGTCTTCATGACTCCGCTTACCGGTGCCGGCTGGTTCTTTGATGAAGTAGTCCCCCGCCACCAAGAGAACATTGTCTACGGAGACATCGAAGAGAACTGCAAAGAGCATGGCAAGCGTGGCCAGCTCGAGCATGCCAATATCGAGCGTATGATCGCCGAGATGGATCCCGAAGAGATCGAAGCTCGCGCTCATGGTAAGGCGATGTACCTCCAAGGCCTCATATTCAAAAACTTTGATCCGCGTGTGCATGTTGCAGATCAGCATTTCACGGTTCCTGCAGGAGCTCAGGTGTGGCAGATCGTAGACCCGCACGCGGACAAACCTTTCGCAACCATCTGGGGATTTGCCGATCACTCAGGAACGCTCTTCGTGGCGGACGAGTGGCCCAATGAGGACTTTTACAAGATGCACGGATGCACTTTGGGGATCCAGGACTACAAGCGGATCTTTGCCCAGAAAGAGCAGGGCTGGCATGTCACCAAGCGGATCATGGACCGTCATTTTGCGGAGGTGCGAACAGTCCACACACGGAAGACCTTGCGTGAAGAATTTTCTGCCGCAGGACTTCATTATGATCTTTCCTACCATGGGGGCATCGAGGAAGTCGACGTTGGCATTGTTAAAGTCCGCGACTATCTGCGATACGACACGTCTAAGCCGATCGACTCACTTAATCGGCCTCTGCTTTACATATCACCCAAATGCACCAACACGATCAAATCCTTCCAGCGCTGGTCGATAGATCCAAAGACCGGCAAGCCTAAAGACGATTTCAAAGACTTCTGTGATGTGGTGCGCTATTGGGTGATGGGTAATCCTAAGCACTCTGCACCTGTGCCTATGCCTGAGCCCAGGAGACTATTTGGATGAGCATCACACTGACCAAGTATCAAGCCTCCAAGGTGATGGAGCTTATGTGCCCGAATTGCGGTGGTGAGCTTGCGAAGAAGACCAATTTGGAGTGCCACTGCAGTCTTTGCAACGTGACATATCGTGGGGAGGAGAAGAAGGATACCGATGGTCCTAGCGCTTAGACAAGAAGACATGCCGGGTGAGTCGTTGTTTCCAGAGAATAGGCCTCCTATTCCAGACGAGCTCTTCCACAAGCAGCCCGTGATGGCCAATCCCTTACAGACCTATCCTCTCGATTACGTCATGGACCAAGAGATCACGTCCATGGTCGTGAACCGCCAGAAGGCTTCTGAATACTGGCGCCGCGAGAAGCGTATTGTCTGGGACCGGTGCTGGGACCACTACAAACAGATTTATGACGCCACGGGTAAAGAGCAATGGCAGTCCAAGATGTTCATGCCGCAGACGCCTAAAGTCGTTGAAACGATCGTTGCCAACCTTCATGCCACATCCATGGCCCCGCATACCCCCATCGAATACCAAGCAAACCTCCCGCAAATGGAAGCTCCCATCAAAGACCACAACGCCATCATTTCAAACGACATGGACAAGTCGCAGTTCAAGATCTCATGGACAGATGTTTTGCGCAGCACCGTTCTTCTGGGCACTGGCTGCGGAAAGATCAACTACGCCAAGGAGATGCGCAAGGTTCTCGTAAAGAAGCGTAACCGCATGGCCGCTCTTAACCCCCTCTTTAGCGCGATCGGTGCTGCTCCAGTTGACAATGAGCGCTTCACTGAAGAAGAGATGATGACCAAGAACTGGGCCACCATGGAATACCGGGATCTTTACGACATCTATCCCGAACCCTATACCTTTGAGATCGATGACTCCCATTGGATCATCGAGAAGGCGAAGATCACAAACGCCGAGTTGATTGCTGGCGCCAATGATCCGGATCCCGCGATGCGTCTGCGCAACGTGACGCCGGCGCTCCTATCCCGTACAAACGATTCTCGGCTCATTTCCGACCCTGAAAAGCAAGCTAGGCGCCTGGCTCTCATGCAGCAGCAGGTCAATATGGACTACCAGGAGCCCGATTCTCCGCACGAGCTCTACGAATACTGGGGACCTGTGCCTGAACTGTTCCTCTTCCCCGATCACAAAGATGACCCGCAGGCCAAATACCGCATGCTTCCCGGCTGGATATGGGTTGTAGACAAGCAGTGGGTGGTCCGCAAGCAGCTCAATCCATTCCGAGACGCCATGCCTCCCTACATTCGCGGCCATTACATCCGCGTACCGGGCCAGTGGTACGGTATCGGTGCAGCCGAGCTGATGATCGGCCTACAGATTGAGCTGAACGAGCTTCGGAATACCCGTGTGGACCAGACGAATTTGACCCTTAACAAGATCATGGCGGTCCTCAAAGACAAGGTTCCTCCTGGTGAGTGGCAACGTCTGAAGTCTGCTCCCGGGGCCATCTGGCTATTTGAAGGCATTGATGACGTGAGCAAGGCCATCAAGACCATTGAATACCCTTCTGCGGGCCAAGATGCCTATTTGAACGCCAACGAGGTCAAGCAGGAGATCCAAGAGGTGACCGCGGCAACGAGCGCCACTGTTGGCGTTGGTGGCGATACGGGAGATGCGGGTGGGAAGACATTCCGTGGCCAGCTTCTCAACAAGCAATCCGCTACAGATCGCTTCATGCTCTACGCGCGCGGCCTTGAAACAACGGGTATTGGTGATGCCTACCGCAAATACTACCAGCGCATTTACCAGTTCAAGTCCTATCAGGACCTGGGTGCCATCCTTGGGCCTGAGAAGGCCGAATCGTTCGAGTTTATCCCTCCTGAGAAGCTTGATGAGTACGCCAAGCTCGTGCCTCTTGGGGTGCTGACCACTGAATCCAAGGGCGTCAAGCTCGCTCAGCTTGAGGCTTTCGATAGGCAGTTCAAAGACCAGTGGTGGTACAAGGGTATTGATGTTGCCCGCAAAGAACTGAACGAGATGGGTTATCCCAACACGGATCAGTTCGTGTTCTCCGATGAAGAGATCGAGCAATACAACCAGGCCAGAAAAGCGGCTATGGCTTCCGTTCCTGGTGGAATGGGCACCGACATCAATAAGAACCCTGGAGCCCCTCAGCCTGGCGGTGGTGCGCCGCCATCCCCTGCCAGACAGCCTATCGCAGGTAATTCTCCCGGGCGCAACCAATTCCTGGGGCGCTTACCAGTACGGCCAGCGAACGGTCCTGGTGGGAGTCCAATCGACATGTCAGGAGCACCAATGGGATGAGCAGAAGATTTGATTACGTCAAATACGATTCGGAATCCACTTCGCTCCAAGAGACCTTCAAGGAGTTGTTCTTGGATATCGAAGAGTTGGCCGAGCAAAGCTTTTCGAAAGAGTCCAGGGCTAAAGCACTCCTCATGACATATTTGGAGATTGCCTATATGTGGACAGGTAAAGCCATCCGTGATCAACAGATTGAAAATGACTCTCAACCAGACCATGTCCCGGAAAGAAGCGACCAATGAGCTACACCACAAGCAAAGACTCCGATGGCGTTTGGGAAGTCCGTTACGCGGGCAAAGTCGTATTCAAAGCTCTTCTGGAAGAAGTAGCCGATGACTTTGCGATTGCGATGGCTGCGGCAAGGCATGAAAGATTGAAGCGAGAGGAGGCTATTCGTGGCACTGTTGGAGCATAAAGACTATCGACTCACAGATATTGGAAGACAAAACTGGGAAGTCTGCGCGAGAATGCTCGTGCACGACCTTTTGGATGAGGCCAATGAGAATCCGGCACTCGCCAAGATCCTTTCGCACTACAACATTTCGTATACGCCGGATGGCGGCTACACCATGGCGTTGCCGAGACTGAAAGTTCTGGAGGTCACATGCTTACGGCCGAAGCCGAAAAAGCTCAAAAAGACTCACAAGTAGCTCGAGCTGAGCAGTACCGGACCATGATGGAGCTCTCGGCATGGAAGGATTTCTCCAAGCAAATGGATTCCGTCTTTGAGCAAGCCACAAAAGACGAAGACGCGATGCCGATTGCAGACCTTGGACTTGCCAAGATCGGTGAATGCCGCGGCAGGCGAAACGCCATTACGAAGCTCAAGAAGCACATTGATTACGTTTTAGCCGGAATCGTTTAGCTCTTTAAATATCTCGTCGTAAGTCAAGAAAAGCCTTAGCGGAGGCCGCTACCTCTGTTATGGCTTTTCTTTTTTTATGCCGATTTCGTCCACAAGCCTCCGGAAGGGGCCGGACAAAAAGGAGACGTGAAATGGAAAACAAAGACCTAGGACCGAAAAAGGGTGAGACCGCAGAGCAATTCAAGTCTCGCATCGAGGAGACCCAACGGGAATTAAAGCGTATGGAATCTCAGGGCACGAAACCTGAGACGCCTACACCTGCAGCTCCCGCTCCAGTTGCGACTGTTGAAGCTCCTGCACAAGTCAGCCCCACGGTACCGCCAGTCATAAATCCTGATCCTGCTGGGCCGCCAAAAGGCGTTGTTACCGGCAATCAGGAAGTCGACAAGTGGTTGGAGAAAAAAGGATTCAAATCAACGGAAGACATGGCTCAGTCGTTGAGAGAGTTGGAACGCGAATTACATCGTAGGACCCAAGAAGGGAAGCCGGTGGCCCCAGCGCCCGGAGGAACGAATGTTCCGACCGCGCCTGTATATCCGCCGTATTACCCTCCCGCACCGGTTCAGCCGGCGCCAAACTATGGGTATCCGCCTCCACCTCCAGCTCCTTATCCCCCACAGTACGCGCCACCGCCAGTTGATGTCGAGAAGCTCGCTTCTCGCTATGGAATGACCGTTGAAGACTTCGAGAAAGTCTCGGCGCTCGCAAATGACATGGCAGAAAGCAAAGTGGACCGCATGCTGCGCTCGGCCATAACGCCGATTCAACAGCGCGTATTGAGAGTGGATAACGAGGTCTCGCGACAGAAAGAAATGGTCGACCTGATGAGTGATCCGCTATTCAAGAACCCACAAGTGCAATTTGAAATGCACCGGGTTCTCGAAGCTGACCCAACGATTGTCGAGCGGTATCCGCAGCCCCATCGATACGCCTTTAACGAGGCGCTCATGCGTGTGGCCCGGAACAATCTCGGAGGATCAAACGCAGCACCAAAAGCACCGGAGGCTCAACCGGTCGCTCCTCCATCAACGAAACCGCCGACTACGGCCGGTGGAAATGGTGGGGGCGGGGGAGGAGCGCCGTCTGGACCTGTGCCAGAACAAGTGACACCGGAGATGTTCGCACGGATGACTATGGAACAGAAACGGGAACATTTGAAATTGGTCGGAGCGCGTTAGTGTTGCTCAAGAGTCCTCATTCTGACATTGGGGTGATATAGAAAATGGTTACTACTGACTCAGGCGGCGCAACAATCTCCACGATGATCGGCAACTATTACGACCATACGTTCTTGGAACGTTTAGAAGCCAATCTCGTGTACGACAAGTACGGCGTACAGAAGCCCCTTCCAGAGAACCAAGGTAACACCATTGTTTGGCATGCGCTATTAAATCCCTCTGCGGGATATAGCTTGCCAGATGGATCGATCCCAGGCGCCAGCGCAGTTAGCGCACGCAAGGTTTCGGCGGTGATTAACTGGTTTGCGGATCTGCGTTCTGTCACGGATCAGGTTGTCGCAACAGCAGTCTGTCCAGTAGTGGAAGAAACAGTGCAGGCGATGGGTTATGGAGCGGCTTTGACCGTTGATAACTTCATCGCATCCCAAATCGGCTTCGGATCGGCAGCTTCGACCGGTGTGGCTAACGCCACGTCGACGAAGATTCCATCCGTTTGGTCGCAGGGATTCCCAGTCTTGGAAGGTAACTCGAACCTCGTCTTCTGGCCGACCTCTGGTCTGGCTACGGGGATGTTGAACGGGTACTTCTCCACGTCTCCTGTCATTGCGCACATTCGAAGAGCGGTCACTCAGCTCAAGAAGATGAACGCAATGCCGTTCGATGATGGCAACTATCGTGGGGTCATCGACCCAACGGTATCTGACTATATTCGATCGGATTCTGCATTTGCAACGTGGATGGCTTATACCAACCGCGCGGCGATGGAGAAGGGACAGCTTGGCGTGATCGAGAAGGTGCTCTTTGACGAGAGCTCCAATGCGTTCACGGCGGCAGTGCTTGCTTCCACATGGTCGGGCTTTGTATCGGGCGGCGGAAATCTCCATGGCACTCTTATCTTTGGTAAGGGCGCTTATGGTGTTACCAAGCTCGGCGGCAAAGACGCGAAAGTATCGGTGGTCTCAGGCCCCGATAAGTCGGATCCTCTGAACCAAATTACGTTCATTGGTTACAAGATCCCGATAGCGGCAAAGATCCTGAATCCCTCGGCGGGTGTGATTTACACCTATTACGACGGGAATTAGTTCGTTCCGCCCTGGGGAGTGCGCTCTTCGAGCCTCCCTCTTAGAGACGCTCCCCGGGGCTATTTTTTAGGGAGGCATCATGAAGACAAAAAAAGCTGTGAAGAAAGTAGTGGAAGAAGCTCCAAAGAAAACGACAGCGCGAAAAGTCCCGACTTTGGATGTTGTGGACAGTGGCAACGAAGAAACGTGCAAGGAATGCGGACATCCTGACTCCAAACATTACGGATCCGAGAAAAAATGGTGCAACGAGTCGGGGTGCCAATGCCAGGCCTTAACGAAGTGATGAAGGGACTTCTTCATTTCGTTTACATATTTTCAGGCCTCGTTCTCATTTACCAAGGCCTCAAAGGATTCTTCGAATGAAAAGCATGGTGATCGGTCGCGGTCAAATCGGAAGTGCGCTGAAGGAGATCTTCTCGAAGGCGCATGAATGTTTTATTCGCGACGTGATGATAGAACCTGATGATCCGGGAGAAGTCGATGTTCTCCACATCGCCTATCCCTACAACGAGAACTTCATCGATCACACCAGGCATTACATCGAGTATTACAGACCGGAGCTGACCATCATCCATTCTTCGGTGGCAGTCGGAACAAGCAATAAGTGCGGGGATAATGTGGTGCATTCTCCGGAGCGAGGCCGATTCCCGAATTTAGCCAAGGAGATGCTCTATTTCCCCAAATTCGTAGGGGGCGGCGATAACGATGACCGGAACCTGGCCAAGACCTACATGGAAATGTGTGGATGGGAAGTGGTTCAAGTCGATGACAGCCGGTGGACAGAAGCCGTAAAGCTCATTTCAAACATCCATTTGGGGCTTGAAGTGGCGTGGCGACAGGAAGTCGGGCGCATGTTCGAGAGTCTTGGCCTTGAAGGACAGGCGGTCTACAACTTCTGGGAAGACTCCTACAACGTCGGCCACGCGAAACTGGGGCATAAGCACCTCATTCGCCCGATCGTAAGGCCCGATCCTATTGGTGGGCACTGCATTTTGCCGTGTATGGAAATCATGGATAGCCAGGTGAAGAGCCCGGCCTTCCAATTCATAAAGGATTCGAATGAAAAAAGGAAGCAAGAGATTAAACGGACCCATAGCAGTCCTCGAGAAGCCGTCGGCTTCTGAGCCAAAGTTCATCACTTTCGGGCGCCCGGACATCGGGGAAGCCGAAGTGGAGGCTGTGAACAAGGTTCTCAGATCCGGATGGATCTCGACTGGTCCTGTGGTGCGCGAATTCGAAGAAGAATTCAGAGATTTCGTTGGGGGTGGATATCCCGTGGCCGTGAACTCAGCGACCATGGGCCTCATGCTTTCCCTCGCTGTTGCCTGTATCGGCGAGGGAACTCAGGTCATTACGACCCCCCTGACATTTGCCGCGACATTAAACGCGATTCTGGCCGTGGGTGCCAGGCCTGTATTCGTCGATGTCGATGATCACGGCAACATCAATCCAGACCTTTTAGACAACATGCGAGAGTTGAAGGGAAACGTCCGTGGAATCCTCCCCGTCCATTACACGGGTGCGGCCTGCGACATGCAGCGCCTGATGGCCTTTGCCGCCCGTCACGAGCTCAAGATCATTGAAGACGCGGCCCATGCTTTTGGAGGCGAGTACGTCGGTCCTTCTCAAGGAAACAATGTTCCGGGTCGGCGCATGAAGATCGGGACCATCGGCGACTTCACGGTTTTTAGTTTCTACGCCAACAAGAACATCACCTGTGCCGAAGGCGGCATGGTGGTCGCTAAGCGCGGCGAGTGGGCTGAGCGTATCCGCTCCTTGTCAAACCAAGGCATGACGGACGGAGCCTGGAACCGCTACGGAAGTGGCCCCATTCGCCACTACGAAGTCATTCATCCTGGCTACAAGGCCAATATGTCGGACGTCCAGGCAGCTATTGGCCTCACGCAGCTACGGCGTTGGGACGAACTCAAGAAGAAACGCTCGGCCATCTGGAACATCTACGAGGACGCCTTTGGCTGGAAAGAGCCTGGACATTCCCAGCATCTCTTCACCATCCGCGTGAAGAACCGTGATTTCTTCCGGAAGAAGCTCCATGAGGCGGGAATCGGGACAGGCGTCCATTTTAATCCTCTCCACCTAGAGCCTGGATTCAAGTTCTTGGGGCACAAGCGCGGCGATTTCCCCAACGCAGAGGCGATTGGCGACACAACCGTAAGCCTTCCCATTTCAACAACTATGACGGAAGAAGACGCAAAGAGAGTAGTCGAAGTCGCAAAGCAATTAAGGGAGGATCTCAATGCCGGAGTTTAAGCCAGAACCGCTCGTTTCATTCATCGTACCCATCTACAAAGTAGGCAAGGACATCTTGAAGCGCTGCCTGATGAGCCTGTCGGATCAGGACTATCAGAACATTGAAGTGATCTGCGTGTTCGATGGCGTGGACGCGGAGCTTGTGAATGTGACCGTTCCATTTCTTGAAGACAAAAGGTTCAAGGTTCTTGAGATTGATCATGCGGGCGCCTGTGCTGCTCGAAATGCGGGTTTCAAAGTTTCGACCGGTGAGGTCCTATCTTTCTTCAATTCCGATTACATCGCTAAGCCTGGGATGGTGCGCATGTGGGTGAACGCTCTGCAAGACAACCCCGATTGTGGATTTGTCTACGGGGCCTATGAATACACCTCCGCGCAACGCTCGATGTACCCATCCAAAGAATTCGATCCATGGCTTCTTAACGTAGCCAACTACATCGACTGTGGATTCCCTCTTTGGCGCAAGCATGTCGTGGAATGGGACGTGAACTGCAAGAGTCTTCAAGATTGGGATTTCTGGATTCGTGTTGTCGAAGGAAAGTCTTGCAATGAGTGTGGCGGATCACATCCTATTTCTACGCATCCGGTTAAAGGCCACTTCCTTGGACGGGAGATCAGCTTCTTGGCTGAGCCGCCACGCGCCGGCGGCTTGTCCATGGACTCCTCCGGAAACTGGGTTGACCGCGTTCACTACATCAAAGAGAAGAACGGGATCCCTGAGCCTGAGATCTGCGTGGCGTCTCTTGGTGCCCCAAATCATGGCGTTGAGATTGCCAAGATGATTGGCGCGGACTTCCGGGATGACACGATCTTTAAGCCTCATGCCTACAAGGCGCTTTATCTCATCGGATGGTACATGAAGCCCACCGATCAGGGAAACCAGCACCCCTATATCATGATGCACTTCGACAAAAACAAGGAAAAGAAGATCGTTCATTTTGTTGGAGCAGACATCTTCTGGCTCAGGAAGTTCTCCTTCGAAGGACTCAAGAATATTTCAGGTGCCTTAAAGGCCAAAGCAAGCCACATTCTCTGTGAGACAGAGCTTGCCAAGGAGGAGCTCGCCGATCTCGGGATCCCGGCGGAGGTCGTGCCGATACCCAGCTACAGCGAATGGGAAATGAGAGACCTCCCAAAAGACTTCTCCGTGTCCATCTTCCTCACAAATAAGAGCGATTTCGACAAGTATTGCTTTGAAAATACCTTGTCCATCGTGCGCGCGATGCCAGACGTCCAGTTCACGGCCTACGGAGATGGTGGTTGGGACATCGATTACCCGAATCTCAAGCACTTCCGGAATCTCCCCAGAGACCAGTGGGAGAAATATGTCTACGACAACTCGTGTTATTTGCGTCTTGTTCGCCATGACACGCTACCACTGGCCTCTGCCGAGTTCGTTATGGCCGGGCGTGACGTCATCACGAACATTCCGCTTGCCTACCAGGAATACATCGACACCCGCGGCAAGCTTGAACTCAACGAATGGGACCGCTTCCAGTCGGGCTTGAACGCCTATAACTGGCCAGCCACCAAGAAACAGATCGTTCAGCGAATCCGCGCGGTCCGCGCCAAGAAAGCGGGAAACGCTTTTATTACGGAGCGTGTGGAAGCCCGGGAATACTGGACAAAGCTTTTGGACAAGAAGACGTACATCGAAAAGATCCAAGCCATCGCGCTTGGAAAGGAGACTCAAAATGCCAACGTCGAATAGCAAGCCAGCGCAAAGTGCGGCCACAGATAAGCCACTCGGAGCTCCAGGTGGGAATGAGCCGTATAAGACCGTTCGAGCCAAGAATTGGGCGCAGGATGACGGCGACAGCGTTGCTCCAGGATCCAATGACCCGTACGCCACGCAGAGCATGCCGAATATCGCTCAGGGGGCCTAAATGAAACTCTCAGCGAAGATGCCGGCCACGATGGACCCGCAAATGGCCGCGCGGATGCCAGCGACACAGGAATCGGAAGCCCCTTCAACGGGTGGCGATGGTCCGATGATGGCGCCTCAAGTGGCCATTAGACGTGATTCCGCGCCCCAAGATGCTGAATGGCAAGCCATCAACGAGGATCGTAAGGGCTGGATGAACGAAGACCACAAGACGGGATCTACATGGGAAGCAACGGACCGCAAAGAAACGGCCACCGGCGGTCGGCCGCAACGAACGGTATAGGAGGCTTTTATGGCTGATGTGCCTAAAGATCCAGGAGCAGGCGTAGGAAAGTCCGGCGTCGTAACGCCTTGGGAAAACGGAAACCGCAAGAATTCGGAGTGGATGACGGCGGACCTCGGCAAGCAGGGGTGGCCTGAAACGAATCGAAAGAACCCTTCTGATTCTGGTCGGCCTTGGAATCATCCTTGGGAAAAGACGTGTGACTATCCGGCGGGTGGATCGAAACAAACGAATAACGACGAAAACTAGGGAGGCTAGTGTGTCAGAAGATCCGAAAGTCAGTTACGTATTACCAACCCACAACCGCGTGGAATGGGTTGCCGAATCTATTCAAGGGCTCTTGCAGCAGACCGTCAAGGAAGTCGAAGTCATAGTAGTCGATGACGCTTCCGATGACGGCTCTCTAGAGCTGCTTGAATGGTTCGTTTCACGGGATCCCAGGGTGAAGCTGATCGTGAATCAGAAGAACATGGGCGCCGGCGAATCGCGGACGATTGGTCATAAAGCGGCGCGCGCTCCGATTATTGGGGTGACGGATTCTGATGACTTTTCGTCTACGGACCGCACGGAGAAGATTCTCAATTGGTTCAAAGAAAACCCGCAGTCTGAGCTCGTGAACTTCGGATACGTAGCGGTCGGATACAACAACGAGGTCTTGGAAGAATTTCCAGGGCTGCCATTCGATGAGAAGCTTTTCAAAGATACAGGCGGAATCGTTCATTTCTCAAATCCCACGGTTGCCGTCAAGCGAGAATCGGTTCTTCAAGTGCCGTACCGGAAAGAACAAGATGGGAAAACAGATGATTACCAGTTCGTGGAAGACTGGATCAAAGCAGGGAAGAAGATCGACTTTTGCCCTGAGATCATTGTGGGGCACCGTACGCTTCCGAGTTCGATCATGGCAGCCAAAAGAGGCTTTAGGCCGGAATGGGCTGTGAAACGCTAATGGTTGAAGTCATCACAGGAAAAACTAAAGAAGAATGGCAGGCGGAGTATAAAAACTATCCGTCGGTGACCCCGGATGGCTTTGCCTCTTTCCATGAAGCTCGCGTGGCACCTATTGCGTATGAGATTCCCTATGGATCAAAGGTGCTCGATGTGGGAGCCAATGACGGGGAGTTCATGAAGCTCTTGAAGGAAAAGCGCGATTGTGAGGTCTACGGCATTGATCCCTCAGAAGTGGCGATTGCCAAGGCCAAGGAAAAAGGAATCGAAGTCATTCTTGGCGACGCGGAGCATTTACCATTTGAAGACAATACTTTTGATTACGTGACCTTAAACGAAGTTCTCATTCATCTTGTCGATCCGGTGGCTGTCTTAAAAGAAATTCGCCGGGTGCTTAAACCAGAAGGATCACTTCTGGGAAGCGCACCTCATTCCAATCTAGAGAAATTCATTTGGGATGATAACCGCAAACATCACCGGTATCTAGATGAACCCGGCCTCAGGGACTTGCTCGAGCCCATATTTCCCTTCTGCTTCGTACGAACGCTGAATGCTGCTCAGTTTGCAGTATCTATGGCGCAGTCATTTCTGGCGGACAAGCCTGCAGAGCTCCTTTTTAAATGCGGTGCGGCCGACATTGATGACTGGGAAAAGACCGGTTTAAGCGACACCAAGCCTCGCGTATGGTTCGGCTATACCCAGTTGGGAGGGACTGTCTATTACCGGATGCTTGGATTTGCCGAAAAGATGGACAAATTGGGACTCATTCAGGCCGCTTACGAGCGCGCGCCATGGGGCCAAATCGATGAGAAGTCCATGCACTGGCAATCCAATATCCAAAACAAGATCATTTTGAATCAGCTCGACCAGCTTCTGAGAGTTGCGCATCTCTCTGTTTGGCAAATCGTGAATAACCGAAACGTCATTGCATTCCTGCGCTGCGCAAAGGATCTTGCGAACAACCAATGGTTTCATGCGACTGGCGAACGCAAAGCCTTCATCACGGAGATCGATGACAACATCTTTGATGTTCCCTCCTACAACATTGCTTCTCATCCCTATCACCCGAATTCCGAAATGGAATGGGTCGCCAACGAGCAGATCAAGCTCTCAGACGCTCTCATCTGTTCCACACAATTTCTCGTCGATAAAATTCGCGCCATGTATCCTGACAAGCCCGTGTATCTGGTCCCGAATAGCCTCGACTTTGACATCTGGGACAACGTAAATCCTGGAACCGATCTCCCCAAGAAAGAGCCTGGCGAAATTCGCATTGGCTATACGGGATGCTCGAACCACCGGGGCGATCTCGACATGATCAAAGATGCTATTTGCGCGATCCTCAAAGAATTTCCGCACGTGAAGTTCATCCTCACCCCTCAGCCAGAGCCAGGCGGACTCTTCATGGGGTGGGAAGGTGTACCGAACATTGGTGTCGTGACCAAATGGGTGCCGATCGATGAATACCCAAATTTTGTGGCGGGCTGGGACTTGGACATTGGCGTTGCCCCGCTTCGCGATAACGACTTTAACAGAGCCAAATCCAATTTGAGGTTTCTCGAATACTCCGCTTTGAAGGTGCCGACGGTGGCAAGTCGTGTTTATCCGTTCAAGAACAGCATCCGCCATGGTGTAGACGGAATCATCTGCAACAACAGCCAGGAGTGGTACGAGGCTCTAAAGAGCCTGATTGTTGACTCAGGGAGGCGTACCCAGTTGGGCAAGCAAGCGTATGAAAGAGTCCGCAAGGACTTCAACATGGAAACGACTGCGAAACACTACGCCGAAATACTGAGGACAATAAAATGCAACGTTCAGATATCGAAGCCGAAATTGGGCGACTCCTTGGAGACCCCAACAACACTCGTTGGTCACTCACAGTAATCGACACGCGGCTTGATGCCGCCGAAGTCGATGTCCAAAAGTGGACCAATGCCGTTAAGACGGTTGGCACCTACACTCCTACGGCAAACACCGCAGAAGTCACGGTCAACACGCGAGTTTTAGATATTCTGCGTGCGACTTTTACGCTCTCTGATGGAACCGTAAAGGGCGAAAAGACAGGCTTTGCGCCAGTCACAAAATGGTGGCTCGATTTCAATCGCCCGAATTGGCCTAACGAGGCCGCCGGCGAACCCGAACTCTGGACCTTTGATGCGTCAAATTCTCAGGTTATCTTGGTTCCAAAGCCTGCCGCGGAAAGTGCGAACGCCAACGCACTCACTCTCCTAGAAGTCAGAACTCCACTCACGCCTATTTCTCAGGGGAGTTCAACATCTGTTCCGTTCGACGCGAACGCCTTGATGGTTCCGTACCACCGCGCCCTCATCTATTGGGTGGTGAGCGAGTGCTACAAGGACAACACTGATACCGACAGCCTCAACAAAGCCAAGTATTTTCGCACGAACGATCTCCAGAACCCCGGCGAATACGAGAAGGAGATCAAGCAAATCCTCATGAAATTCGACGTTCCAGAAGCGATTCCTTCTAAGGTGATGTACCAGCCCCAGGGAGGCCGCATTAGTGGGTATGGTCTCGCGCGGAAAGAAAATCCATTGGGATGGTCGAATGTCTAAAAAGCTTCTTACATCGTTGGCGCTTCTGGTCATTCTGGCGGCGCCCGCAATCGCCGATGACCAAGTGATTGGTCCATTTGGTGGATTGAATACTCAGGACAATCCGGCGTCCATTTCTGCCAGCCAGTCCCAGGACATGCTGAATGTGGACATCAACCCAGGCGGCAAGAGCGTCAAGAAGCGAAAAGGGTTGACGCGGGATAATACGTTCACGATCTCGACAGGGCCGGTCCATGGCGCCTACAGCTTCTTTGACGCGCAAGGAAATGCGGTGCGCCTTTGGGGTCAGGATACTGGTCTTTGGGCCTCCGTGGCCGGCGGAACCTATGTTCAGGTAGCAACTGGAACAACGGCCGCCACATGGCAATGCACGGACTATCTCGGGTTTGCCTACTGTGTCACGTCCGCAGGCGATACTCCCGTAAAAACGGCGGGTACGACTGCCACAACTACGTACCAAGGTTCCATACCACTTGGGACTATGATTGCGTCTACCCCAGAGCGCCTTTTGGTGGCAGGAGTCGCAACGCAACCTCAGAGACTTTATTACTCCGCCGCAAGCGATTTCACGAACTTTACCGTAGGCGCGACTGCCGCTTCAAGCTCGTACGAAGATATTACCTCCCCAGGATCCAAGATCACTCACATCGCCTATTACTACGGTAGGTGGATGTGGTGGAAAGACCAGAGCTTCGGCTACTTCTTGGGCACCGACCAAACAAATTTGACATTCTTCCAAACGAGCGGATCGCTTGGCACCTTCGACAATACAAGCGTCTACGATCAAGGAATCACATATTTCCGTGGGACAGACAATCAGTTTTATACTTACGACGGGACCAATTTCCAACGCATCAGTCGCGATATAACCCCAACGGCGAACTCCGCCAACCGGCGCAAAACCGCTTCTTGGCAATACACGACGGCCGCAGATTGGGCATCCGGAAGCACCACTCTAAACGGACCATCCCTTTCCCTTAGCACTGCCATTGTGTCGGGTTCCATTTACCCGAGCTCGATCACCGTGATAGATACTTCTTCGACCACTTTCAGCCAGGGTGCTGGACCCGCCATCGACACGTACACGGTCGCGGGTGCTGTGACCTTACGAACCTACCTCTATGACGATTTCGCGTCCTTGGCAAATTGGACAACAGACAATGGCCCCTCCGGAAGTGGCCCTACAATGACGGCTTCAGGTGGCGTTGGAACTTGCAGCTCGGCGGCCTCATGCACAGGAGTATCTTCGGTGACGGTCAATGCGGACTATTTGATTCAGATCAGGGCTTCGGCTGGTTCTGGATCGAATCTACTTCTCTATACCCTAAATAGTTCTAACGCAGGCTACCGGTTTCTTTTTAACGGGAATGCGGCTGGTGCTTTTTCAACGGTCCAAATAACGTCGTTCACAAACGTCTATACCGGTGCTGGATCCGCAACACTTGGAACGCGCTCCATAAGTTTTTCTGGACCTTCCACATTTACGGTAACGCGCAATTCCGGCACGGGAGACCTTACCGTTTATGTGAACGGTACATCAACTCTTACCGTCACGAATTCTGATGTCACCTCATTTGCCGCCATTCGCATGGTTATCCCAGACAACACATGGAATGTCGACGGTTTTTACAACATCGCGCGAGTTGGAAACTACACGTCGCGGGTTTTTGATACAGCCTTCTCGACGCCGATCTATGGCTCTTTCACGACAGGAACCAATAGCACCGGAACATTTACGTATGCGGTTCGCTGTTCAAGCAATTCTGCCAATACCTATACCGCCGATGCCACGATCACGAGTGGATCCAATATAACGGGATGCGCGGTCAAAAGATATTTGGTCTATTCGGCGACAATGACCGCGCCCGGTCACTCGGCAACGACTCTCCCGCAATTGCAGGATGTCTCTGTCATCGCCGCTTCCACAGGGACCTATTACTCGGCGGTTCGCAATGCCTCAGGCCTGAGCTCTTTTGGCGCGCTCGGCGTTACGGATGCGACCAACGGCAACAGCACGATCACTTACTACACACGCTCTTCCACCGCCCAATTCATAGTCACCTCATCCACACCGAACTGGGTGGCGCAGACCAAGAACGCTCAAGTGGCAGCGTCGAGCGGTACCTATTTCCAACTTCGATCCGACTTCTTTCTGACTGTCGCTTCGGAAACCCCACACATTGATGACTTCACATTTAACTGGTTCGAGGGCAACGCGGCGGACAAGATGTATGCCAGCTACTTTGACAATTCGGTCTGGTTTTCCGTGTCTCTTGGGTCTTCCACAAGCACGAATAACCGGATTCTTCGTTACGACCTGATCACTCCTCAGTGGAATCTCTATGACATTCCATCCAATGGATTTCTTACTTACAACGCTGCCCTCTACATCGGAGCCTCCAATACTGGGAAATCTTATAGTTTTGGAATCGCCGAGAGCGATGATAGCTCGGCTATCAATTCCTACTGGAAAAGCAAAGACTTCTTCGGCTCTTCTCCTTTTGTTCTAGAAGATTTCCGAACGTCTTCTTGGTACTGCAAGACTTCTTCAGGGACAACGCTCACAGCGACGTATACGCTCGATCAAACAACGACTACTGTTCAAACGATTAGCCTCTACGATTCGCGAGCCAATTTCATAAGAGCCAATAAGAACTTCGCAGCAGGAACAACAGGCAATACGTTCAATGTCCAAATCGGCGACAACTCCACGAATCCATCTTGGGAATGCTACGCAGGCAATATCTCCTACCTGCCAAAACCTTGGGTGGTATATCCATGAAGCGGCTACTTGCTCCATTACTTCTTGTGCTCGTCTGCGTTACTTCGCGTGCTGAAGGCCCAATCTACAAGCATTCCGATAGTGCTATCGATCAAGAATTTCAGAATGTCTACAAAGACATCAAGAGCCCAATTATTAATGCGGGCATTGCAAGCACAATGACGGTGACCCAATTAAACGTATCCACAGTCAATGTTTCTGGGCAGATTGTTTTCAAGGATGGAACGACTCAAACGACTGCCGCTTCAACGTCTGGATTTGCCACGCTGACAGGTACGCAAACATTCACAGGATCAAACACCTTCACAGGATCGAACCTATTTACATCGAGTGTAACGATCAAAGGAACAACCGCAGGAGACAATGCGCCGGCTGGATACGTCGGAGAATTCGTTGTTTCAAGCATCACGATTGCGACAGAGATTAACGCTTTCGGGAATGGCGTTTGGGGCGATGTTCAGCAGATATCCCTTACGGCAGGTGATTGGGATATTACCGGAATTGTAGCGGAAGATCTGAATAGTGCAACGACAACTGGTTTTGACATGGGCATTTCGACAAACACAGGGAACAACAGCATCAATTTAGTTTACGGTGACTCGCTCGTTGAGGGGTTCGCGCCAAACGCAACTGTAAATAGTTTTGCGATGGTTCCTGTTCTCAGACGGTCATACAGCGCAACAACAACTGTTTATCTTAAGGCAAAAGGATTTTATTCGGCAGGAACGCCGAAGTTCTACGGAAGAATTTCGGCAAGACGGGTCAGATAATCTCGAAATTTAGGAGGCTTCTATGGTAATGGCGTACGGCGGTGGTGGTCAAGATGTCGAATATCCGGATCAAGTCCAAATGCCGGCCGAAGATACTTCGGTAGACTTTCTCATGCCTCAAACGGATGAGCCACTTCTTCAAGGCGATCCACGAAATTTCGTTTGGGGTCGTGACAACTGGCAAGGCCCAGGCGGGGGTCAAAAAGCCGCCGAGATGGTGGCATGGACAGACTTCTACAAGCAATTCGGTAGAAACCCCACTCAATCTGAGCTGAACATGCTCTCTTCGGCTTACCTATCAGGAGACCCAAATCTCCTCAATTCTGGGACGGGCAAGTCGGCACTGACGCAATACTACATGAGCCTGTCGAACACGCCAGCCAATTACTACAAGCGTCAACAGGCAACCTGGGCGAAAGAAGCTCCCAAACAATACGATAACGTGAATTCCGTTTTCAAAAGTCTATACGGAAGAGATGCGACAAAAGACGAGATGTCGCACTACTCAAACCTCCTGGCTTCCGGGCAAGCCGATACGTACCAACTCAGCCAGTTTCTCCAAACGCTTCCCGAATACACGAATAAAACCGACGAAGATTTTCGAAAGTCTTTGTCTGGGGAACTCGAGTCTTCGGATCAATCATTCTTCAACAGAGCCAAGGAGGATGTGATCTCGCGCTATGCGCGTATGGGCCGCACGACATCGCCGGCCTTGGATGTGGCGCTCACGGATCTGCAAGCCAAACTCAACGAGAACCGGGGCCAATTCATGGCGCAGCTCGCGGCTAGTCAGTACGGAAAAAATAAGGATGTCGCTATCAATTCATTCGGAAAGACGCAGGACGATGTAATGGGCCGCATCAATCAGAATGCCGATTACCAATACAAGGGATATCAGGACTTACTCAAACGCACCCAGGACATTCAGGATTACGACACGCAAGCCAGAAACTTTAGCCGCAATATGGATCAGTACGGTCCACAAGGTCCCAACGCACTGGATTATCTCAACACCGCATTTAATGGTGTTCGGGCTGGCGCACAAGCTTACGGAGCATTTTAAGGAGGAATCATGTCTTTAACCTATCAACCACCGTTTCAAATAAATCCAAATGCGAGAAGTGGCATGGCGGAAAGTCTCTCTGAACTGAACAAAACAATGTCTGGAATCGGAGACAGTTTTCAAGACAGCCGCTACAAAAAAGCGCTCTTGGAATTGCAAAGACGAAAAGAGGCAAGAGATCAGGGAATTTATGACTACGAATATGGATCGCCAACGGGAACCTCTGGTCCCCAGCCATCTGGGTGGGCGCCGCAAGGCACCACAGGTCCTCAGCCCCAGTCTTCTATGCCGGGAGTGGATCCTAATTTCGGAGATTGGAACGCTCAAACCGCGTCTGAACCAGTCGACCATACGGCAAACTTCTTGAAATGGAAGCAAGGTTCTATGGGTGCGACTCCAGGCTATGAGCAGACCAGCCAAAACACCATGCCTCAGCCTATGGGTGGTGGCGGTCCAACGGATGAATACGCAAATCTCATGAGAATGCCTGGAGCCAAGCGCAGAGCCGAAGCCTTGGGTTTTATGAAAGAACGCCGTCAAATGGAAGGCACAGAAGCTGACACGCGCCTTAAGTCTGCTCAGGCCGAGTGGTACAAGCGCCGGTATGCCGGCGGACCAAGGGGAGGTAGCGGGACCGATTCTGACCCAACCAAGATGACAACCCGAGACATCACCGCGTACCGCAATCAGATCAGTAAGGACCTCCTTTACGGGATCCCAGGAACGCCCGAATACGAAGAAGGGCAGGCCTATTTGCAAGTGCTCGATGATGAACTCCAAAACCGCTTGCGCAGAAACCGCACGCCACGGACAGGAGGAACGAACACGCCTCCCATGGGACCGCAGGCCTCTCAAGATCCGACGGCCTGGCTCAAGAAAAACTTCCCGAACTATCCGGCAACGGCCAGGAATCTGTCTTGGGCACAACAGCAGATGTCTAAAAGCGGGCGGTAATGGATTTCGAACTTCCTCCGGATCAGCCAGAAGATCAGCCACCGGATTCGCCTGAGATTGAGATGGCACCCCCGGACGGCCCTGAATTAAATGCGCCTCCTGAGCCACCCGAACAGGCTCCCTCGCCGGCGATGGAGGCGATACGCTCGGCTGCCAGAAATCTCACAGAACCCCTGACCGCGCCATTTGCCAAAGCCACAACCACCATGGAACGCATTGCGGCGCCGGCTGTAGCCGCCCGGGACTTTGCCAAGCGCCCGCTATTAGAACCCATACCGGGGGCGGCGCGGGCGGCGCAGAACGTCCGCGAGTTCTATGGGCCGTCCGATGAAGAATTAGAGAAAGAGGCTGGCCGTACAGGGAAAATGCCGTACAAGAGCATGTTCAAGCGCATGGGCGGTGAAGCCTTGGCCATGATGATTCCTCAAACGCCGGCGGATGTCGCCATGATGCTCGCGTCGCCAGCAGCCGAAGGCGTCGCAAAACAGGCTTTGACAAAGACTTTTCCAAGACTCGCCAGACCACTTTTTGGCGCTGCCGAAGAAGTTGCGCACATGGCCCCCGCGATCGATCTGCCTCCCGACGCCCCAACCGCGCGGCCACCCGTCTCAGAAGCGCGGCCTCCGGCAGAACTTCCGGTCATTCAACCAGGGTCTAAGACAGGGGAACCGCATGCCCTATTTTCTTTCAACGATGATTTCGGGCCCGAAGGAGCCAAGCGGTCTCAATACACGGTTTTCGGGGATCCCTCGAATCCCGTAATTCAAAAGGTTGGGTATGGGTCTACGGTAGGTAAAGATGTTTTAGAAGAAGCTGGAATTCCCGTCACGGGCCGCGAGCCCAGGACTGTTGGCAAATGGGAACCGCTTGATCTCGAACAGCTCTATCCGAAGGCGGCAAGCGCCGAGGCGGGCGCGGTGAAGCTTGGGCCCGATGTTAAGCCAGGCGAGCCGTCTCCGATCGACAATTTTAAGAGGGAATTCTATGACCGAATGGAACCCATCAAGTACAAACCGGGTGAAGAATTTGCTCCAGAATTCCCGAACGCCGGCGGCAAATATACAGAGTCCTATGTATCGGCGAGGACCCTCCCGGGAAAGATCAAAGCGCAAAGCGAAGGGCTTCTGAAAGAATTGAATGACGTCATCGCTCCTCTTGAGAATTTCGAAGACCGAGAAGCTTTGAACCGGATCTATACCATGCGAAACTTCGCCGATCTTGACCGCATGGGAAAAACCACGAGCGGAGTCACAGCCGATGTTGCAGAAACAGAACTCGCGCGACTGCAGTCAGAGCTTGGTCCCGAACGCTTTAAGAGAATTGCTCAGGTGGCGGACTCCATCGCGGACATCCAAAACAACAAGGCGCTCGATATCCTGGTGGAAGGTAAAGTTATCACTCCCGAATCGGCGCAAGCGTTGCGGGAACGCTATCCCAATTACATGCGCTCCGAAATCCTCGAAGACGAGCTCGCTCAAACGCGGCCCGAGTTTCGACGATCCGATAGCGGTGAGCCCATCGGAAAAATCAATAAATCGTTCCTCAAGCAAAAGCAGGGGACGCAGAAGATCATTAACACCGACGTGCTCGATGTGGTCCGGCGAAGCCTGATCACGAAAGTCTCGGCAGCTCAAAAGCAGAAAGTGGTTGACCAGATCGCCACACAGTTTGGTAAGGAAATTGGCCAGTCGATCTTCAAAGAAGGAAAGATCGTGACCGAAGTGGACCCTTCCAAAATCCCGAAAGGATTTGTTCGCAGTAACGCCAAATCCTCGAGCGGAAAAGTCTTTGCGGTCCGCAAGGATATCGAAGACATGCTCCAGGGGCTCAACCGCGAGCAACTCGACTTGGTGACCAAAACGATGTCTAGCTTCAACCGCATCTTTAAATCGGGTGCCACAACTTACCGGGCCCCATTTGTTCTATCCAACTTCTTCCGCGACGCGCAGGAGGTGTTTCTGAAAGGTCGTGCCATTCCAGGACAAGCAAGCAAAGTCATGTCCTATGGGAAGGCACTGTTCTCTTCCGTCAAAGAAGCGATGGGCATTCCGGATGAGGTGTTTCACGAATGGATGAAAGGCGGTGGATCCTACGGGGGTGTCGTAACGTCCTACCCCAAGCAGGTCCCGATTCCAGCCAAACTCTTAAGTCCGAAAGACAAGGCCGCGCGCGTAATTATGAACACTGTTTCCTTGCCATTCGACGCGGTTCGCATACCGGCTGAGATCATGGAAAACACGTCGCGCCTGGCCGAATACATCCGTCTTAAGCCGACGAAATTACCGGAACCCCTCAAGATCTTAAACTCCCGTGACGTGACGGTGGACTTCGAAAAGATGGGCGACGCTCTGCGCGTGTGGAACAACGTCATTCCGTTCCTCAACCCGGCCGCGCAAGGAACATTCAATATCGCAAGGCTCTTCCGGGACCAGCCACTACTGGCCGCCGCGCGGGTCGGCGCATACGTGGCAGCCCCAACCGTGGGCCTCTATTCCTGGAACAAGCAGTTCGGAAACGACAACAAGGTTGATCCTTACATCAAAGACAATTTCTGGTACATCAACACAGGCGCAACCCGCCAAGTGGACGGCGAAGATCTGCCCGTCATTCTCACAATACGCAAGGGCGAGACAAGCCAATTGTTCTCGAACCCTGTTCAGTCGCTTCTTGAATACAGTAGCAAGGACCTGAATTTTCAGAACCGGATAGCGAACTTTACTCCGCTTGGGATGGCCGGGAACTTGGTTTCTTTCGCGATGCCGCCTCTTTTGAAAGAGCCCTTCGAGCAATACGCCAACTTCGATACATTCCGTGGCGGTCCGATTATTCCAGAACGCCTCAAGAACGTAGCCCCCGGGCGCCAGTTTACGAATGGCACCACCGATACCGCGCGGCTGATCGGAGAAAAAACGGGTATTTCTCCAGCGAGACTTGAGCACGGTATTCAAGGAATCTATCCCGCCGCCAAGCAAGCGCTTGAGATTTCAGACTCAATCCTCAAACCACAACCGGAAGTGAAGCGCCAAGACAAGGGCATGTTTGAGAAGTCGAGAAGCTTTCAGCCGCTCATCCGAACTCCATCCGGGTTCTTTAGTCAGGAAGAAGCGGCCGCCAGACGCTTTGAGACAAAGACGAAAGAAACCGGCGCCACCCCACGGTTTATGTTTAAAGAAGCCTATAGGCAATACCTGCGGGAAAGAACTCCCGAGAACCTGAAGAAGGTCCAGAAGTGGATTGCCGAGACCGCTCCAGAATCTCGCGGGCGCGTCATCCTTGAAGTGAACCGGGAGATGGCTGGCAAGGGACTCGAGGATAAAGAAAAGGCGCGGCGTCTCTTGCCGCTTAAACGAAGAGGTCGATTTGCTCGAGAGCTACAGGATCTAACGACAGAGTGAGCTGCCCGCTTTGTGGTCAGCTTCTCGTGGTGGAAGAAGATTGGGAGCTTGGTCGTGTCCGTCGTTGTCGAAAGGACGATTACCGGGAAGTGGCAAGGTTCGATTCAGATCCCGCTTCCCACCTTCTCGACCCGCAAGAAAGGAAAAAAGATGCCGCCTAACCAACGATGGAATTTTTTTACGGAACAAGAAGTGGAGGGCCTCAATGAAGAATTCGTTGCCAAGCTCGACATGGCCAGAAAAATTGCCGGAATCCCATTCATCATTACGTCTGGGTTTCGTTCACCTGAGAAGAATAAATCCATCATCGGATCTGTTCCAGATTCCGCTCATCTTAAGGGTCTGGCGGTGGATCTTCGAGTGGAGAACGCACATGAGGTATCCCTCATCTTCGATGCGGCCAAAGAGGTGGGAATAACCAGGCGTATTGTCTACGTGGATGAGAAGTTCCAGCCCGTGCATGTGCATTTGGACGTCGATCCCGATAAAGTAGCGGAGGTTATTTCAGTCAGGCCAGAAGCCAAAACGGTATAAGGAGGAAGTATGAAACTATGGGAAAAGATTAAGCTCTTGTGGAAAGGACGCAAAGTTGCAACCGACCTATTGAATATCAAAAGCAAATGGAAAGAGCCAGCCTTCTGGGCAACGTTGCTCGGGAACATCGTAACAGCGATTGCGAGCTACAAAGGCCTGGTTCCGCCTGAATATACGAAATGGGTGATTATGGCCAATGCCATTTTAGGCGCAGGCTACAACTACGTTCGCGGACTCCAAAAGGCGCAGTCGGACGGCGTGAAGCCCTATAGCAGTTCTTCTGAAATGTGGCTTGGGCTCGTCACGATGGCGAACAATGCCCTTTTGGATATGCAAACGGGCGGAATCGCCACTCCGACACTTGCAACAACCACGGTCGTTCTTGGGCATGCCATTGCGGCTGCAAGAGATCTTTCGAACATGCGACCCAAGGAAGCTCTTGAACGCGCTCAAGAGCCGGTCGTGACAAAAACAGAATAAATAGCAAAGGGGTTGCAATGAATAAGCATGGTGCTCGCGAATGGGTTTCGACGTTGGAAAAAATCATCGATACCAAGTTAAGGAAATGGACCAAAGGAAACAAGATTGAAAATGGCGAGGCTGTGCAATTGCGGTGGCAGTTTGAGCAGACGCACATTATTCTCGACGTGTTCTGGGAAGACCACAAAGAAGCTTTGCATCTGGCCTATTTGAATCCCCGGAGTAGTCACCGTTTTGAATGGCACGGCTTGAGCGACAACAGCCTGAACAAGGTGATGGACCGCATCGGCAACATGGCGCAAGTCACGATGTACCCTTTGAAGGATGGATGATCGTAGAGATGATTGGCGTTCAGGGGTTGATGAAAATTTAGTCTCACTCAATACGGCCCAACGGGTGACCGATAGGGAGGTTGAGGATTTAGAGCTGAAGTATGAGGGTCACGACAAAATCCTGCGAGGTGACCCAGAGCATGACACGGATGGATTGGTCGCTCGCTTGCATACGCAGGAAAATTTGGTCAATGAACTCCGAGCTGAATACGGAGCCCTGAAGCAAACGATACGTGGCTATCATGATGGCTCACCAGGACTAGAGGGGCGTGTCGATGCCCTTGAAGGGATAAAGAAGAATAGGGAGAGGAAAGAAGGCTACTATTGGCAATTCATCACGGCGGTTGCAGTGGCGATAATAGGCTTGGTGGGGATCATTCTGACCAATCTCAAAGAGATCAAAGCACACCTCCCAAAGAGCAAGCCGAGCCCATTGTCCCAGAAGATCGAAAAGGCCAAGCACAAGAAGGGCAAGCCGATCATCAAATACCGAGTCCGCCTATCCAGCGAAGATCCACCCTCCAGCGAAGAACCATCGTTCACAGGCCACCAGGAACCGGAGCCAAGCCCAAGGTAGGCTACCCTTGTAAGAACTGCCCACATCTCCACATCGATCATTCCCATTACGACAAAAGAACATGCCTCATTGAGCCGTGCGATTGCGTTGGCCTACTCATCGACCACAATTTGATACCCTCTCGGGAGATGTAAATGGCCTCGGCCGGACTCGAACCGGCACCGTCGTTGCCAACGGGCAGATTTTAAGTCTGCTGCGTCTACCATTCCGCCACGAGGCCATAGGGAATATTCACCTATTGAGGGGAATTTTTCAAATAGTTGCCCACTATCTGCCCACCAAATCATCAAAACATATCTAAAAATCAATATAGATAACAGGATTTTAAGTCCTGTGCGTCTACCAATTCCGCCACAGGGCCAATATTGAC